GATGAATATATCTGTACCTATAACGTAGAATTTGGAAACGTTTCTAATTTCTTAGAGAATACAATTCTAGTCCATAGAAAAAAAGAATCAAATACTCTATACACAATCAATTCACTAAATCGTTTAATTGAATCTTTAAACGGAGGAGTATTGGATGTAAGCTTTAAAGTGAATTGGAATGACTACCAAAACTGCATTCTATTAACAAAAGGGGAAGAATTAAAAAGAGTAAACACAAAATTATTTAGAATAATAGAACTATAAACAAAAAAACAAATGGAAAATTTTAATTTAAAAAAATTCTTAGTAGAAAACAAATTAACTACTAATTCAAAAATGTTGAATGAGGTTCAACTTGATCCTGAAAATCAAAAACTAAAAGACTACTATATAGATGCATACTTAGATATGACAGTAGATCCATATTACGACGATATAGATGCACCAAGCATAGTCGATATAGAAAATCATGCTAAAGAGTATGGGTATGAAAATACTTTACGTACTATAGATAAGATGGATGATGTTGAAAATGCTAGAAATCAAAACTTAGGAAATGAAGATCCACTAGCTAAAAAATCACCTGGTAATAGTATTGATAATTTGTATATGAGAGATCCTATGCAAAATCTAACTAAAAGTGGTAAGATGAATAAGCTGGATGTTGAACGTCTTAAGATGAGGATTAGAAAAAACCTAGCAATCTAATACAAAAAAAGCAGGATATAGTTGCAAACATGCAACTATTTTCCTATCTTATATAAATAAAAGTTTTAATTAAAAATCAGTTACATTATGGACATTAATGCTATCAAAGCTAAACTGGCCGCTTTAAACAGCACCGGAAATCAAGACCGTGAGAAAGTAGACTTCGACAAAATCTATTGGAGACCTGCAAACGGAAAATCAACAATTCGTATCGTTCCTTCAGCATTCAATGCTGCAGACCCTTTCACAGAATTGAAACTACACTACAACATTGGGAAGTTCCCTATGATGTCATTGTCAAATTATGGCAAACAAGATCCAATTGAAGAATTTGTAAAAGAATTAAGAAAGACATCCGATAAAGACAATTGGTCGTTATCTGGAAAATTATCTCCTAAATCAAGATTCTTTGCTCCTGTTATTGTAAGAGGAGAAGAAGATAAAGGAGTTCGCCTTTGGTCATTTGGTATTAACATCTATAAAGCATTATTGGCTTTAGCAGAGGATGAAGATATTGGAGACTTTACAGATGTAATCAATGGATGGGATATGGTTGTTGAAACTACACCAGCAGCAGGACCAGGTCAATTCCCAAGCACCACAGTTCGTATCAAACCTAAACAAACTCCATTGTCAGATGACAATACTCAAGTTGATTTATGGTTGAAAGAACAACCAAACGCTTTAGAAGTACAAACTCAGTACGACTATGAGTTCATCAAAAAGAAATTACAAGAGTACTTGAATCCAGGAGAAGAAGTTGCAGCACCTGCAACTCCAACCGAAGCAATTGCACCTGCAGCTCCAGCAGCAGCAGAAACTGACTTAGACATAGCTTTAGGAAGTAACAAAACTGACTTCACTTTAGAAACAGCAGCAGCAGGAAACAAAAGTACAGTAAATAAATTTGATGACTTATTCAACTAAGAATGGCAAAAGCAAAAGAAACAAAAACCGCTAGCGAGATAATCAAAGGCGGTTTTAATTTGGGTAACTTCAAAAAGAACAAAGGATTCAGTTCGCAATCCGTAAAGTTCAAAAGCCAAGACTGGATTCCAGTATCAAAAGCTTTTCAGGACATTGTTTCTTTACCAGGTATCCCAACAGGACACATTACCTTATTAAGAGGACATTCCGATACAGGAAAGACAACCCTTTTACTAGAGGCAGCAGTTTCAGCACAAAAGAGAGGAATCTTACCAGTATTCATTATTACTGAGATGAAATGGTCTTGGCCACATGCTCAAACAATGGGATTGGAAGTAAACGAAGTGGTTGATGAAGCAACTGGAGAAATTACTGACTATGAAGGATTCTTCTTATATGCAGATAGAGGAAGTTTAAATACTATTGAAGATGTAGCAGCTTACATCCTAGATTTAATTGACGAACAAAAGAAAGGAAACCTTCCTTACGACTTATGCTTCTTCTGGGATTCAGTTGGATCTGTTCCATGTGACTTATCTGTAAGATCAAATAAGAACAACAACGAATGGAATGCAGGAGCAATGTCAACTCAATTTGGTAATAACTTAAATCAAAAGATTTTATTATCAAGAAAAGAAGGAAGCAAATATACAAATACTTTAGTTGCAATTAACAAAGTGTGGACTATGAAACCTGAGCATCCAATGGGACAACCAAAACTTCAGAATAAAGGAGGAATGGCAATGTGGTATGATGCAACTTTAATCGTTACGTTTGGTAACATTACAAATTCAGGTACTTCTAAGATCAAAGCAATTGCAAAAGGTAAAGAGTATGAGTTTGCTAAGAAAACAAAAGTTCAAGTTGAAAAGAATCACATCAACGGTATCCAATCCAGAGGATCAATTGTAATGACTCAACACGGTTTCATTGAAGATGAGAAAAAGGCTATTGACAACTACAAAGATACGTACAAAGGAACTTGGTCAGGTATTTTAGGATCAATGGATTTTGAAGTAGCAGTAGAAGCTGAAGTTGGAGAAGATATTAGAGACGTTTTATTGAACGATGACTAATTACTTAGACATACTAAATAAAATTGAACAAAAACCAGACAGGAAACTAAACGACCATGTTTTGATTGTAGACAGCATGAATACCTTTATAAGGTCTTTTGCAATGCTACAAGCAATTAACCCACAAGGCCATCATACAGGTGGTCTTGTCGGTTTCTTAAGGTCATTGGGTTTTTTGACTAGGACCATTGATCCTACTAGAATCATTTGTGTGTTTGACGGACAAGCATCTTCTGCAAGCAGAAAGAACATCAATCCTGATTACAAAGCAACTAGAAACATAAAGAGGATTACAAATTGGGAATTGTTTGATGATAAAGACGATGAGTATGCATCAATGACAATGCAAATGCATAGATTAGTAGAATACTTACAATGTTTACCTACAACTTTAATCTCGATTGATAAAGTAGAAGCAGATGATACAATTTCATTTCTAGCTCAGAAATTTGCAGCTAATGGAAAGAAAGTAACAATTGTTTCTTCCGACAAAGACTTTTTACAGATAGTAAACGATAATATTGAAGTTTTTTCTCCTATCAAGAAAAAAACCTATCAAAAAAAAGATATACTTGAAGAAATTGGAGTACTTCCTGAGAATTATTTAATTATGAAAGCATTACTGGGTGATAACTCGGATAACCTTTCAGGAATAAAAGGACTAGGACCTAAAACATTAATAAAAGAGTTTGCAGGGCTAGTAAATGATCCATCATTCGAATTAGGAGATATTCATAAAATTTGTGAGGAAAAATTACAGACTAAGAAAATATTTGCACAAATATTGTATGATTGGGAAAAAGTAAAAACTAACTATGAATTAATGAATCTTTTCGAGCCAAGGTTGGGAGATTACGAAATTTTTCATATATTAGAGAAGATAAAAGAGCCAACACCAACGTTACAGGTTGTTACTTTTTTAAGCATGTTAGAGTCAGATCAAATCGAAGCTCTAAACAAAAACGTTGAAGGATGGTTAGAAATATTCAGACCGCTTTCAACATATAAAAAATAAGTTATAATAAAATAAGTTACATGACATCATTAGCAAAACTATCTTCCTACGGGAAAGGCTTTCAGTTGAAAGTATTGGGAGCATTATTAACAGACAAAAAATTTCTACTTAACACAAGGGATTTACTAAGACCAGATTATTTTGATTCAGATGCACACAAATGGATTCTAGAAACTACTATCAAGTACTATGATAAGTATCATACTACAATTTCTTTAGAAGCATTAAAAATCGAATTACAAAAAGTAGAGAACGACATTCTTCAAGTAGCAGTTAAATCTGAACTAAGAAATTGTTATGAAGCAACTCAAGATGACTTAGCATATGTGGTAGAAGAATTTACAACGTTTGCAAAGAACCAAGAACTAAAAGCAGCACTACTAAGTTCAGCAGACCTTTTGAACCAAGGAGACTTTGACGGAATCAGAGGAGTGATTGAAAAGGCTATGAGAGCTGGTATGGATAAGAACATGGGTCACGAATACAACAAAGATGTTGAAAGTCGTTACAGAGAAAACTACAGACCTACTATTGCAACACCTTGGCCAATTCTAAACGAAACTATTGGGGGAGGTTTTGGTCCTGGAGATTTAGCAATTGTGTTTGGTAATCCTGGAGGAGGAAAATCTTGGACGATGGTTGCAATAGCAGCACATGCAGTATTGATGGGTTATAATGTAAACTACTATACATTAGAACTTGGAGAGGATTATGTAGGAAAACGATTCGATTGCTACTTTACAGGTTACGGAATCGAAGAAGTAAAC